GCTGTCGATGGCCTCCATCTGCCGCTTGATCAGCACGGCCATTCCGGCCAGGCTGCCGGCCCCACCCAGCCCGGCGATCGCCAGGCCCAGGCCGCCGATCCGCCCGACGCTCCGCTTCACGCTGCCGGCAAAGCTATCCAGCTGCCGCCGGCCCCGCTGAAACCCCTTCGTCAGGCCGTCGGTCCGCGCCCCCAGCAGGATGTCAAGTTTCGCGATCAGTGCCATCTATTTCTGCCCCACCATTGCCTTGGCCATCCGCAGGTTGTCGAGCATTTCCATTTCGGTCATCTGCGCCGCCGGCCCGCCTTCGGCCGACGCCCCGGCCGCCCTGGCCGCCTGGCCCTCCACTTCCGCCTTGGCCAGGTAGTAGCCCATCCACTCGGCCACCTCCAGCGATGTCAGCCGCCGGAGCAGCTCGCGCGGATGGGCAAAGCCCAACTCGGCCGCCAGCCGGAAGGCGAACATCTCGCCGGGGCTGGCGATCAGTCTTTTTTTACCGCGTCCACGTCCTTCTTCGAGAATCCGTTCAGACGGCAAGCGGCTTCGAAAATCACCTCCAGCCCGCGGGCGTTTTTGCCCATCAGTCTCTTGCGGACCTCGTCACCGTCCTCGAAGAGCCGCTGACCCTCCGCGTCGACCACCGTCAGCGTCAGCACCGTACAGCGAAAGTCGCCCGGCGCCTCCTTGGCCTCACGGGCGAGGAAGCGTTTTTCCAGCTTGGACCGCTCGGTGCCGGTCATGCTGCGGACGAACACCCCGCGGCCTTCCCCGTACAGCTCGGCCGGCAGCTCCACGGCGGTCAGCGGCAGGTCGTCCGCGGTGAGGAACTCTTCTTTAGTGAGTGGTTTCATGGTTTCTCTTTTCTTCGTTTTTGGTAGGATCTACACTGGCTCGCCGGGCTCGCCGGTGCTGACCGGCCAACCGGGAGATTCGGTCAGCTTTACGACCACTGAGCGCGTGACCATCCCCGCTATTTCAAGCCCCCGGCCCATGCTTTTCAGATAGCCCTTGAATTCTTCTTTGGGCGTGCCGCTGGTGGAAAGCTGCAGCTTAAAATCGGTCTGTTCACGATTCTGCAGGAGACCGGCCAGGGACATCTGCGAGTCGTTCGTACTGCCGTAGGCCAGGTTGAGCGTTAAGCTTCCGGAATCGACTTGCCCGGGTTGAAAGGTCTTGTAGATCGACGTGCAGTCGATGGTTGACGTGTCGATCATATCGCTATCGACGTCCGGGCCGTCGATTCCCAGCAGGCCGGCCACCTCTACGAACCCGCCGCTGGTCTTGACCTCTAATACGGTCCCCAGCCCGATGGCCTTGTTCACCACTGCCATGATTGCCCCTCTTTCTGTCTTGTTGTCGTTCTAAGTCGTGGCAAAGATAATCCGCGCCGAGATGGCCGCCACGTAAAGCCCCTCTTCGCTGCCCACGCCCGCCGGGATGTAGTCGTCGTCGTGGTCCTCCACAAACACGCCCATCACCCGCCCCGTGCCGAAGCTGCCGAAATGGCCGTTCAGCCGCCGCTTGACCGCGTCGGCCAGGTCCAGGGCCTGGTCGAGGTCGTCGCTGTGGCACTCGATGTCCCAGGTCGACTCCACCAGCCCGCCCACGCCCGCGCAGTCCACCGGCTCCTCGCTGCTGCCCCGCTGATACCAGATCCGCGGCGACGGCGCCTGTTGCCGGATGGTGTTCTGCTCCACGCACCCGTCGGCGGCGATGCTGGTAAACAACGCCTGGCAGGCCGTCGAATTGACGATGTGCGTCCGCAGGTCTTCACCGATACTGGCCATGGTCGGTTCAAAGTTCGGAGTTCAAAGTTCGGAGTTCAAAGTTCGGAGTTCAAAGTTCGGAGTTCGAAGTTCGGAGTTCGAAGTTCGGAGTTCGAAGTTCGGAGTTCGAAGTTCTACATCTTGCTCGCTTGTTCGATTTCACGGCGGATAATCACCACCGCCTTGCGTCCGGCGCGGTGCTTGTTCTGGTCGGCGGCCCCTTTCATGAAGTGCCGCGGCTGGATGTGCTCGGTGCCGAACTCCAGGAAGCCGCCATAAAAGGTCTTCCCCTTGAAAAAGCCCTCGCCCAGCCTGGTTACGGTGCCGGTGTATTTCCTGCTTCGTCCGGCGGCCCGCGTCTTCACGGCCCGCCTTAGCTGTAGCCGAAACCCCTGGTAGTGCATCCGCACCTCGTGGGTGGCCACGACGTCGATCTGCCGGCCCAGCTCCCGCTCGCGGGCGCTCAGCTCCCTTACGCTGGCCCGGACGGTACGAAAATCCTTCCAGGTCTGTTGCGTCTCTCCCCGCGTGCCGCCCACGGTGCTGCCCTGCAGCTCCTGCAGCGTCACACTCTGGCGATAGCCTCGGCACCTCATCGGCCGTCCTTCAATCTCCCCTCTCCCTCTGGGAGAGGGGCCGGGGGTGAGGGTCTTCGCCCTCACCCGTAGTGTCCGTAATGGTTCCCCGCCAGCAGCCGCTCGATCGCCTCGTGCATCTGTCGCTCGTCGACCCGTTCGGGGTCGAAGAGTGCTTCGGTCTTCAGCCGCACGGCCTCTTTGATCGTCTCCGGCAGGTGGTCGACGCTCGTGCTGCCGGCCACGAAACGTATCGTGATGGCGTCCACCTGGCTGCGGACCGCCGGCCACGATTGGTTGTGGCCCAGCACGATCCGCCCCGGGTCTTCGCTGGGGGTGAGCACCGTGTACCTCGTGCTGCTGAGCGTCTGTTCCACCCAGTTCGAAGTTCGGAGTTCAGCCCCCGCCGAACCATTGCCTATAGTATTGCTGGGCCTCCAGCGCCCCTTGCAGGAAGGCCGCCTGCAGGGCCGCCTGGTCGCGTTTGGCGGCCTTGGCCTCCATTCGCTCTTTCAACTCGGCGGTCCGTGCCTTCCACTTGTGGCGCATCTCGCCGCTGTCGGTCTCGAAACCGTACAGCAGCCGCGTCTTCAAGAGGTCCGACTGGGCCGGCACGTAGACCTCGATGCCGGCCCCCGCGGCCACGCCCAGCCAGTACTCGACCGACGGTCGTTGATGGGCGTATTCATCGTCTTGGGCCATGTCCACGCCGAATAAACTAATGGCGCTGGCACCCTCTCGGATGGCCAGCGCCACCAGCCAGGAGACCGTATTGGTCATATAACGGCAGCGGAAGTATCGCAGGATCTCGTCCTTGGGATACAGCACGCCGGCGGGGATCTCCGCGGTCAGCTCCTGCAGGTAGATCGGCTTGTCTTTGACGCCGCGCATCCAGCCGAAATAGCCGGCGATGCCGCCCCCGCGAAACCAGCTCAGCGGGTGCAATTCGAAGTGCCGCGACCCCGCTTGCGGGAGAGGGGCCGGGGGTGAGGGCAAACCGCCTACGTATTCCCCAGCGTGACCCCTGTACTCTTCGCCACCACCGTATACTGCGAGGCCGACAGCCCCGCCAGCGTGACGAAGTCGTTCTTGCCGGCCACGGAGATCTTCCGCATCCCGGTGGTCGACAAGGTGGCCGTGGTCGCCGGCGTGATCCACCCCAGTGCCCCGGTCGAGCCGGTGGTGATGGCCGCAATGTGCTTGGTGATCCCCGCCACCGGGGCGGCGATTTTGTAGTGCACCAGCTTCCGGGCGGAAGTCGTACCGATAGTGGAGATCCCCGCGTTGGAGATCACCGCCGAATAGCCGGTAGTAGTCGCGGTCACCGCCTGCACGGGCCCGGCCTGGTAGCCGGTCAGCGTAACGTTGCGCAAACCGGTGACGTCCTTGTTGGTATCGACCACCACCGCCTTGCCGGCGGCCACGGTGCCGGCGGTCACCCCCTCGCCGACGTTCAGCTCGGCGGCGCTGGCCGAGATGGCCGTCCCGGCGATCTTCAGGGCGGCGGTGCTCGACTGCGTGGCCCCGCTCAGGTCGGTCCAGGCGGTGGTCGAGGTGGAGTCCTGGATCTTGGCCACCACCGCGCAGGTGCTGCCCATCGTGCCGATAATGTGGGAAAAGAGGCACGACTCGAAGTTCGCGCAGTCCACGGCCGCCGAGCCCTTGCAGACGGTGCTCCCCGCGGCGATCGGCGCCTGCACGAGGATCGACTTGGTTGCCTTCAGTTGGTTATAGTCCATGGTGAAAATACCCCTTTTGGTGTCTTGGTGTGGGTCAGTGTCTTGCTGTGGGTCGGTGTCTTGCTGTGGGTCAGTTCTCTTCACTCCCCTCTCCCGCTTGCGGGAGAGGGGCCGGGGGTGAGGGCAGACGGCTTGCCGCCTACGTGCCCAGCTTCACCCGCGCGAAGGCCTCTTCAAGTACAGGCATGGCGTCGTTCTTCAAGCGTGCGATGAATCCGACTTGATTGGTCGCCGCGTAGAGTTCCTCCAGCATTTGGATCTCGATGTCCAGCGAGTCGCCGATGTAATAGCCCCGCTGGAAATCGGCCAGCATGCCCACGTATTTCGAGGCGGAGAAGGTGTTCGGCACGTACTCCGATTCGGCCACCGGCAGGCCGAGGATGCGGTCGGGATCGTCCTGGGCAATGCCCGGCTGCCAGAGGTAATTACCCTGGCCGTCCTTGAGCATGGCGACCTTCTTGACCGCATCGCGATGGAACAGCCAGCTCGCCTTGCGTCGGTAGCCGAGCTTCAATTGATACTTGGCCTCGATCAGCCCGTCCGCCTTAATCAGGGTGGCCGCGTTGTGCGAGGCCCCGAAATCACGATCGGTGCTAATCCCGTCGTCGGAGGCCACGAACATCCCCAGCGGCTGCTGATCGCCGGTGCCGGTCATGAAGTGCTCTTCCTGCGTCTCGGCAAAGTCGTACGCGATCTCGTCGCGGACGATCTGCTCCGGGCCGCCCACGCCCAGCCGCAACCATTCCCGCGAGACCTTTATCAGGCCGGTCATGGGATGCGGCGTTAACACCTTTTTGCCCCACTTCAACTTGGTGTCCGCGTCGGCCACTTGCAGCTCGGTGCCGTAGCGGGCGGTGCTCATCCGCGCCGTCTGCCTTCTGATCCCCAGGCTCTTCGCTTCGGGAATGGTGATCTGCTTGGCCAGTTGCCTCACCAGCATCAGGTTGTCCAGATCCTTGATGATCTCCGAGGCCATCGCCTCGGGCACGATCAGGAACCCGCCGCTGACGTCATCGTCACTCTGCAGTGCCCGGAACTCCTCATCCCTCAGCGCCGACTTGCCCTTGAGCAGGTAGCCTCGAAAATGGGTGCGGTACTCCTCGCTGGCCCGCGGGTTGCGCGTCTTGCGCTCC